CCTAACACTCCTGCGACCAGAGCTCGTTTCGTTAATTCTGTTACACCGCTCCTGGCTACCATACAGTCTCAGCAGGGTATTGAGTCTTTTAGAGTCGTGATGGATGATACCAACAATACTCAGGAAGACGTTGAGAACAACAGACTGAACGGTCGCATTGTTGTGGTGCCAACAAGGGCTATCGAATTTATTGCTATAGATTTTGTCATTACAAACAGTGGCGTAGACTTCCAGTAGTATAGTTAAGAAATGAAACAGGAGATTATCAGAAATGGCTGAACTTACCTTTAAAAGTCCGGGAGTGTCCACTAGAGAGATTGATCTTTCTGGCCCAACCCAAACGGGACCGAGTGGAATTCCTGCTGGTGTAATCGGAACCGCCAAGCAAGGTAGAGCATTTGTTCCGATCACTGTCGCAACATTTGCCGACTTCATCGCGGAGTTCGGAGATGTAGAGACAACGCTCTTCGCTCCGATGGCAATGAGACAGTGGTTAAGTTATGCAAATGCTGGAACTTTCGTTCGAACCCTTGGTGCTGGTGACGGAAAGAAGAGAACCGCAACCGGCGCAGTAACAAACGCTGGGTTCGTTGTTGGGTCGCAAACTATCCAAACAAACGGTGCTATCGGAAAGAACGGTTATGCTGGATCGACTACAATAAACCCCGGAGCTCTTGGTAGGGCGCACTTCCTGGGTGTCATTATGTCTCAATCAAATGGCTCCGATGTGTTCACAGATGCTGGACTTCAAGCTGTACAACCGATTCTCAGAGGTGTTCTCCTGGCACCCTCTGGTGTCAACCTTGCGTTGAGCTCTTCAAGATACGAGACCACCAATAACCTTCCGCTGGGTGCACCCACTGCGAACAACTACGCTGCAAATTTCGCGTTCGGCACCGGCGCGGCCCAAGATGCTGGTTCAACGCTTGGTGCTGTTAACATCGGAGGTGGTCGCCAAGAGTTCGTGATTTTACAGAATGGTCACACTCACACTGACAGCTATCCAACTGTCATTACAGCGTCTTTTGATGTTGATGCTCCAAATTACTTTGGTAACATTCTAAACACTGATCCTACGAAGACAGAGCTAGCAGGTCACTGTCTGTATGCTCAATTCAACGTTCCTCCCGCGTTTGCGGTATGCTCAGGCTCATTGCGGATGGTCTCGACCTACAGTGCGTCTTTCGACGGTGTTAAAGAGGGTGTCACAATAAAGAACGAAGAGATTGCATTCCTCCTGACCGGTTCAGCAGGCAGAAACACAGGGACTACAACGAAGCCGAACTTTGAAGCCTTTACAGACAGGTTCCGGACTGCAAAGTTCCCGACTATAATTTCACAGGAATTCGGTGGTCAAAACAAAGACTTATTTACCGTTCACTGTCTTGATGATGGAGCGATTGGTAACCACCGAGTTAAGATCTCTGTTGAGAACATTGTCAAGTCAACGAACGTAAACAATAAGTACGGCACGTTCGATCTGCTCGTTAGAGATTTCTACGATACCGATGCTGAGCCGAAAGTTTTGGAGCGGTTTGTTAAGTTAAGCCTTGATCCTAATAACGAACGGTACATTGCTAGAGTGATTGGTGACTACAATATCTTCTACGATTTTGACAAGCGTGCTGGTGGCCAGAAGCTTGTTGTAGAAGGAAGTTATCCGAATGCTTCGAATTACGTCAGAGTATCTCCGTCAGTAGACATGGAGCGTGGCACACTTCCTGCAACTGCTTTACCGGTAGGTTTCCGAGGAGTACCTCACTTGGTGACGTCTGGATCATCTATATTCGCAGATCCAACTGCTTATGATGTCACAAGCGTTCTTGATGATGCTGAAGTCGCCGCGCAGCTGGTCCAGCCCCCGGTTCCGATGAGAAGAACTGTCGCTCAAGGTCTTGCGCCAAGAAAGAGAGTTAACTCATCCCTATACTGGGGTATCCAGCACGAGAAGCTGCAGAGTGTGGCACAGCCCAACTCTTCGACCACACTGGACGCCTCAATCGATTCATACGGATTGTACTTCCCGACTTGGGACGTTGTGAACCAAGCAGCAATGGTTGGAGCTAATCCTGGCGTTGCTGATAATGATGGAACAATCTACGATTGTGATAGATTCAATAACAACAAGTTCTCACTTGAGAAAATTCAGGTCATCACCAATTCTAGTGACGAAGCCGATGCTCAACAGTGGGCCGCTGCTACCTACAGAAGGAAGGGTCTCGCTGAGGCGACAATGAATGACATTGATGGTAGTTCGTCGTCATCTACACGACTGCTTAGCGTAGAGAAAGACTTTGGTCTCTCGACTGCTCGTCCGTTCCTTAAGTTCACCATGATCGCTCAAGGTGGCTTCGACGGTCTAGACGTCTTCAATGAAGAAAGGGTCAAGATGACCTCTCCAGCCGTCAGAAGAGAAATGACATATGAGAACCAAGGTCTCATTGCTGGACCTACTGTGGCGGCTTACAGGAAGGCTCTAGATGTTATGGCTGAGAGATCAGACGTAGACATCCAGTTGTTGGCGATTCCAGGCATTCGTCACAGCGGAGTTACTGATTACGCGATCACAACCGTCGAGAATAGATTTGATGCAATGTACATCATGGATATCGAGGTTGAAGACGTTCTTGGTAATATCGTCTCCGGGTCCGATCAAGATGTCAGTGTTACAAACACTGCAGCAACTTTCGCGGCAAGAAATCTAGATTCAAGCTTCGCGGCTGCATACTTCCCCGATGTTGTAATGACAGATCAAACATCAGGTGCTGCTTCTTCTGCTCCACCAAGTGTAGCGGTTCTTGGGGCTTTCGGTCTAAATGACCAAGTTGCCTTCCCATGGTACGCCCCCGCCGGCTTCACCCGCGGCGCTCTGAAGAACGTAGTAGAGACACAGGTCAAGTTGAACAGAACAAATCTTGATACTCTCTACGAAGTAGACATCAACCCGATTACGTCGTTCCCACAATCACCAGAGGTTGTCGTGTTCGGACAAAAGACTCTTCTAGCCGCCCAAAGTGCTCTAGACAGAGTTAACGTACGACGACTCTTGATTGATATCCGTCGGCAAGTTAGAAAGATTGGCGATACATTCTTGTTCGAGCCAAACAGGGAGTCCACGCTGGCAAGGTTCTCAGCAGCGGTTACTCCGGTCTTAACTAGAATTCAACAGCAACAAGGCCTTGAGCGGTTCAAGGTTCAGATCGATACCACAACGACTACTCAAGCTGATATCGAAAACAACACTGTAAGAGGTAAGATCTTCTTGCAGCCAGTACGTTCTGTCGAGTTTATCTCACTCGACTTTGTTGTAACGAACGCTGGTTTGGACATATAATCTGAGAACGATATAGTTAGTAATAACAAGGAGTAACAAAGATGCCAGAGACACTATCAGTTACCGACATGCTGCCGAACAAGTTTGAGCCGAAAAGAAAGTTTCGGTGGGTGTTCGCTATTGAGGGTATTGACGCATTTCTTATTAAGACGGCTGCCCGTCCTACCATGAACACTGCCGAGATCGAAATTCCATATATGAACGGTCAAAGGTATATCGCTGGTAAGACGAAGTTTGACGCAGTTTCAGTGACCCTTCACGATCCAATCGCTCCGTCAGGTGCGCAACAAGTTATGGAATGGGTCCGTACTCATTACGAATCTGTTTCTGGACGTGGTGGTTACGCGGATTTCTACAAGAGAGATTGTCAGCTTAAGCTTCTTGACCCTGTCGGGACAGTCGTAGAGCTTTGGGACATGAAGGGTTGTTTCCTAACGTCTGCCGGTTTTGGTGACTTGGATTACGGCTCAGAAGATCCTGCAGAAATCGCTCTTACGATCCGTTTCGATAACTGCGTCCTTCAGTACTAATAAACATCTAGTCTCAGATTGTTTGCTAAGCTTCGGCTTACGAAAAGCCCTCCTTTACGGTGGGCTTTTTTGTTTTATTTTTATAGGTGAACGTTTACACACACTTCGTACTTCTTTAAGATGTTAATACGTAGTATGTACGAATACGAATAACCGGAGCATTAAATGTCAAACGAAAATGAAAGAAGCGAAATCTTTGGTTCCATGAAGGAACATATGCCTACCCATAACGTCATGAGAGACGATTTTGGGTTTGAAGTCCCCGTTGAGACCGTTCCGCTCCCGTCTGGCGGTAAGTGCTATGACCAAGATCATCCGCTTCACGGAAAAGAGACGGTTGAGATTAGAGCAATGACTGCTAGAGAAGAGGATATTCTCACCTCAAAGGCGCTGATTAAGAAAGGTACTGTGATTAGCCATCTGATTAAGTCATGTATGATCGACAAAAGAGTTGATCCTGACACACTTTTGGCAGGTGACAGAAACGCTTTGATGGTTGCGCTTAGAGTGACGGGCTACGGCGCAGAGTATAAGGTGGAAGTTGATTGCCCTGCGTGCAGCGAGAGATCAAAACATTCCTTCAATTTAGGTGAGCTGCCTATTAAGACTCTTGATCTAGATCCTATTGCTGAAGGTCAAAATGTTTTCGAGACTACGCTACCAGTTACTAAGGCTAAGATTAGGTTCAAGCTTCTAACAGGTCACGATGAGCAGGAGATTATGACGATCTCCGAACGTCGTAAGAAACAAGGTCAAAGAGCAGAGAATCTTGTTACACAACGTTTAAAGTACGCCATTGTTTCAGCAAACGGTATTAATGATAAGACAAAGCTCGATATGATGGTTAATAACCTCCCAGCTCGTGATTCGTTATTCTTGCGGAAGTTTATCGACAACAACGAGCCTGGCATTGAGATGAAGTCCTGGATGGATTGTCCTTCATGCCTTGAACATTCGGAGGTGAGGCTGCCTTTAGGCGCCGCGTTTTTTTGGCCTGACGAGTGAGAATAAAGAAGTCTATCTAGAGCAGATCTTTAATCTTATGTATTATATGGGCTTCACGTATGTTGAAGCCTATAACATTCCTATTTGGGTTCGAATATGGATGATAACGAGGCTGAACAAAGAACTTAAGCGAGCGGGTGATGCTGGTTCTCGAGCCGCTCACCAGAATGATCCTGAGACTCGCGCTCTAATGAGTCGTCACAGGTCACAAGTACCGTCAAAATTGCGTAGATTTACATAGTTATAGAATGAGGTGAATGATATGCAAAGTGTTAACGATACATTTCTCAGAGATTGTGCTCTTTACGTCAAGGGTGAGATATCAGAAATCAAGCTAAAGGGTAACAAAGATGCTGTGAACCTTTTTGCGAAAGTTCTATCAGAGTCCCGGCGCTTTTATGTAGCCCTACAGTCTGGTGAGATGAAGGATGTCATACCACTTCTAGAGAGGAAGAGGGCCGCCTCTAGGGCCCTACGTAAAAAGACAGGTTATGTTTGGCCCCTATGATCAAATAAAGGGCGCAGATTCTCGTTCGTTATATTTAATGGTAAGGTAGCGTTAACGAGAAGTGTAAGAGCATAGCATGGCTGATTCAAAAGAATTACAAACTCAACTACAGATTAATCAGCAGATCAACAAAGTTCTGGCTGACCGTGCTAAGCAGATGGACGCTCTATCTAAGCAGATAGGCGGCCAGGCGCAGCTTGCTAAAGAGCTGTGCAAAGCGATGGAGTGTCAAGATCTCGACGGTCTAGAAGACAGAATAGCTGGTCTATCTTCAACACTTAGCTCTGCTGCTGAGGAAGCTTCAAAGGCTGGTGGTGCCCTAGACAAGATGGGCCAAGACGGCCAGAAGTCTACCGGCGGTCTCGGGGACACTCTCGGTAATATACTAAGTAAGTTTACACCGATGAAAGCCGCAGCTGTTGGTGCTGCATCTGGAATGATGAAGACATTCAGCCGTCTGCCAGGGATGTTCAGTATGATCTCTGGCGGGATCGGTAGCGTTGTTGGTGGCCTATTCAACGTCGGTAAGTCTATAGTCGGTATTCCGTTTCAGGTCTTGGGCGAGTTCACGAAAGCTGCTGCATCTACAACCGGCGGAGTCAATGAGCTTCGCCAAGCCATGGAAGAGCTTAAAGGCGAGATGGGCGACTTGTCGAAAGGCGAAGGCGCCGCCGTTATGGAAGGGTTTGACAACTTACGCTCTTCGTCATCGGCTTTAGCGCAATCTGGTCTAAGCGTAAGCCAAGTTTTTGGATATGGCTC